CTGTAACATAAGCATCCATTTCCGCAGAAAAATATTTAAGGTCTGTAGTAGGCCCGAATCTGTGTAATACGGAATCATACACATTTCTAGCCCGGAGTTGCGACCATAATGGAAAATGGGAAAACAATTGATCCACGGATATATGCAACATTCTTATTATAGTATTAATACTAACCTCACCGCTGCGAGTCTTTATGAGATCTTGATATATCTGCATTGGAGATCTAACGTCTCCACTCATAACAGTTTCATACATTTCAACAGCAGCATCATAAATGACTCGATTAGTGCCATAACTATTCCACGCTAAACCAATAGCCTTGAGAGCATATTTCTCATAATTAGTATCTAAATCAACAAAAGCTTTTGGAATAACATCATCAGCAATACGATATGGCAAAACTCGCGCACATCCGTCTTTCTCATCATTGAGTATAAAATATGTTTTTAAAAATTTTGGCCCAGCTTTTATCAATCCGCCACTACGTTTATCAGGAATACTGTAAAAATGTGAATAACTCTTAAAATCACGCAACCGAGCATCCATTACCTTATCCAAAAATAAAGCAAACAACTCTACATTAACAACATTCTTAAAATACTTAGGATAACACCAAATATGATCATCTCCGAAAACAGATATGAAAAAATACTTATCATTAATCAACTTAACTATAACATATTCTAAATTAGGATTATTCATTATAATATCCGTTAAAAACAACGAAAAATACAAAACTGTCACCCAACTTCCCAAATTAGACGTTTCATATCCGCCAGAATAAAGCTTTCCAAACATAATCTCCCAGCTATCATCAGACATAAGAACTATCTTAGTAGATACATGGTACATCAATCTTATCATAATACGAAAAAAAAATCTCTTTTGGGATCGATTCATACATTTCATGTCTACATATCTCAAATAACTAGCCAAATACAAATAAATTTGCCAATCTTTAACACTCTTGTCTAAACCAGTTATATCTCCGTCTGCCCATTCTAACTGAGGATTATCAGATCCTAAGTTCTCCGCAAAAGCTTGAGCTCCTCCATACCACCACTTTATACCTATTTTAATGGCATTTCCTCTCTCATAATTTCTATCAAATAAACTAGATAAAAAAACCAAGTCAGTGCTTGGAATAAAAAAAAAACGTTTTTTATTAATACCTTTATATAACTCTTTCTGAATAGCCTCTATTCGCTCCTCATTACTCAGCTCTGAGTCAGCATAACCCCAAAGCTTTTCCATCAGCATTCGCCATTCAACCTTAATACTAGTCTTACATATGGGTTGAAATATAACATCTTTACCATTAGCCATATTATACATCATCTTATGAAATTCTCGAACTTTGGCTTCCATATGAAAAATCTTTGCACCAGTATTTTTTACAGTACATTTCGTACCGAATAGAGTTCCTGTAGAAGTCCTAGCATTTAACAATCCACCAGAAGTTCCAGTTTTTATAGCTTTTATAATATTACTAACTGAATACTGAAACTTTATCTTACCTCTATATTGATCAGCACCTATAAATTGATACAATATTCCAACTCCTCTAGGTAACAGTTTCTGAACATGGTGGTAAGCCTCACCACGTAACTGCCCATCTTGAGCAAATTGCTTATGTAAATCTATAAAAGTTTGCTTATTTATAATATTACTAGTACAAATCATTCGATGATGACCATATATGCGCTCATAAACCATATTTTCCCAATTAACCACCTCTAATGCTTTAGCAGCTAATGATCCAGGTTTAATCTTATCCACATCAATATTATAATTCTTTTTCAAAAAATTACGAACTATTGACCTCAAAATCGGCCGCATAAATCCAGGAGCAGTTCTTTCTTGAGCTTCTTGTCTATTAACATGATTGGTCAAAGGCTTAATTTCAACTCGAGAAGACCCTCTGTACAACTCTTTATAAAAGTCATAATACAGCTCCCAATGTGAAACGGTACGTTGATACAATTTACCATCAGTCACATAATAATTAGCAACGATTTCCGCATATACATCAAAAATCATCTCTTCTTTCGTAGCAAAATTTTTTGAACATCTATGCAACGATACGAATGAGTGGGTCGTACTAAAAAAGCGCCAACCACATTTCATTGATTGATGAAAAACACATAATACATTTTCTCTATCCATTCTATTACTAGGTCGATACAACAAATAATCCAACACAGGTCTACGAGGACACGTTATTTTGGTTATATATAGATCTAGATATTTGAAGGATTCTCCGGAATGTGCACTTAACAACTCC